TGAATTGTTTCGAGTTGATCAAAAATGCGATCAAACCCAATGAATGCCTGACGTGGCAATGCATAAGTTCCTGTCATGGTAACCTCCGTTTAATGGACAGTTGGTACGGACCCGATCTCTCGGCATCCGTTACTATATATACGAGCTCCACAATACGTGGTCAATTTTATCGCATATTTCTTCGACTTCATCATTAGTCATCCATGCATGGCAAGGTAGACTCATAATCTTGTCACTAATTTCTTTTGCATTATGTGTGGTATGTTTTGATAGTGTTTTAGCATAAAAAGAGTTATGAGATATTGGATCAGGATAGTGTATGTTACCACCTACTGCATCTCTATGTTTTGGCTGATCAAATAGTATTACGTACTTATGATAGTTGTGATTTAAGTTTTCATAATGTTCTGGTATCGTTATTTCTTTTTTAGTTTTAAAGAACTGGTTGTATTGCTCAGCAATTTCGTTTCTACGCTTTTGCCATTTAGCCATACTTTTTAATCTCATACTAATTACTTTAGCATTCATCAAATACATTTTAGAATTACGACCGAGCATCGTAACATTTCTATCAGAGGAACTAGTACCTCGTCCATGATATGCAAGGCGAGTAACAACTTTTTGTATGTCTTTTTGATTTGTCATGACAGCACCGCCACCATTAAATCCAGCAATTACTTTATTATCATTAAAAGAATAAACACTAATATCGCCAATAGATCCGGCCTTGACGCCATTAAGTTCAACACCAAGTGATTGCGCAGAGTCTTCAATAAAAATAATATTATTGTCTTTACACCATTTAACCACTTCATGAATGTTTGGAGACATTCTACCAAAAAGTGTTGGATATACTATAGCACATGTATTTTCTGTAACCATCGTCTTAATGCTATGGAGACATGGTTCAAATGTATTTCTGTCAATATCAACAAAGATTGGATTGGCTCCAACCGCAGAAACACATGAAGCAGACGATATCCAAGAAAAGTCTGAAACTAAGACATCATCTCTAGGTCCAATGTTATACGCTTGTAATGCAAAAATAAGACCGTCGGTAGCACTAGCACATGTTACCGCATACTTCTTATTTGCAATTGCTGCTATTTCTTCTTCAAGGAAACTGGTGGAAACATCTTGCTCACCTGCTAAACAAGCTTCTTCAAATAATTTGTCATAAGCTTGTTTATTTTCTAAGTAGTCACGTTCCCACCCGTTGTAATTCATTTGTTTCCAATATTATATTTTGGCTGTAATGTCCAATTTACTTTTTCTTTGAAAGGAATAATCTTAATCTGTCTGAGCGGTGCAAGTGGTTGTGCCTGATCTTTATTATCGATAGACAGTAAACCCCAATCACTCATCAACGTAGCAATAGTGTTACGTCGTGCAATATCGTTTTCTTCTAGATTAGATTTCTTACCGTCAAGTAAAAACAATTCTTTGAAATGAACGATAAAATACCGTCCTTGTTTATGGAGAATATGGCACGATTGAAAAAGAGTATTGTCTTTTCGAGACGCTACACCAATTCGAGTCAGTGTTTCTCTTACTTTAAGGAAATCATCAGGCTCTTCCAAAGTCACCTCTAACATTGAGGTGACCGTCCATTCTACAATATTATTATTATCTTTTTCCACCTCGGTTAACCTTCTTCTTTAATTCATCAATTTGCTCTGACGATAGAAGGGAGTGGATTTGGCGTGCTTTATTATTACTATAGCCATAATATTCCTGAATCACTTCAATGTCGTCACTCTTTTGAGCTTTTGCCCATTTGGAAAAACGTTTCTTTTTCCTAACAATATTTATAAGAAAATCAAATTGTAGGCGCTTATCCAGTTGGTGGTTAATATTCATTTCATTAGCCATCAAAACACAATCATGAAAGTACGATAAGCTTCGATTGACCATATAAGGATTGTATGCTTTTTCGGTAATGTCGTCAACCATAATGTTCGACTTACCGTTTGTGATATCGTTTACAAATTCAAATGGATTCATTGAAACATTTCCACTCCACCTTGGTAGTTATCTAAGTCAAGTTGTTCTTCAAGATAATCTTTCGTAAACATAACGGTATCAATTTTATTGAGATGCTGTTTATTCCAATATAGTTGTGGCACTGTCTTATGGCCTGCGATCTTCATAAAGCTTTTAGCTTCAGTACGCTGGTTTAGATTAACTACATCATAGTTATAACCCCATTGAGTTAACTTTGATTTCATGATATCACAAAATGGACAAGCGTTTTGAGTGTATAGTGTTAACCTAATTGAATTTGACATTAGCCATAACCTCCGTAAGACATGCAACTACATTGAGTTCGTGATCAGCTACAAACGCTTGTTTGTATTGATAATCAGCAAGAATCAAAACTAGTTGTGGAATTGATTGTGGTTCAATGCTATTAGAAGCATTGTCATACAATCCACGGAAGATTGCTGCCGCATCTGTATCTATATTGTTTACAACCCACTTACGCATCTCTTTGAAGTTTTTATCTTTAAGCGTCTTTACAAGATCTTCAATGGATCCACCCATATCAACAGTGCTGCTAACATCAAAACCCAGAACAGAACGTCTTTGAAGTTCGTTGAGGACTCGGCGCCAATCCGGCGCATGCTTTGAGACAATTGGTAATAAATCTTTTTTATCATATTCAACTCCTTCACCATCAAGGATCGTACACGCACGTTCAAACATATTCTGCATAAGTGCTGCAGTATTTTTCTTTGACGTGTTGAATTCATATACACCGCAACGAGAGTGTAATGGCTCAATGATACGATTCTTGAAATTACAAGTTAGTATGAATCGACAATTGTTTGAAAATTCTTCGATGAAACCGCGAAGAGCCGGTTGCGTTGATTGTGCATTAAGATAATCAGCCTCATCAAGGATTACAACCTTGACGCCACCTTGTAATGAAACGGTAGAAGCAAACTGTTTAATCTTACCACGCAGGGTATCAATATTGCCATCTTCAGAACCGTTGATCATAATCCAGTCAAGGTTCATTTGATTGCATAAAGCTTTGGCCACGGTAGTTTTACCAGTGCCAGCTGTACCGCTGAACAGCATATTTGGCAAATCACCAGATGTTACGATCTTTTCAAACGTTTGCTTTAGCTCAGTTGATAAGATACAATCAGCGATTTGTTGAGGACGATACTTCTCGACCCATAAAAATTCATTAGACATTCACATACTCCATAATAAAAAAAGAGGGGAGGTAACCATGCCTCCCCACGAGACTATTGAGCGTCTAACCTTAGTCGCCATCAGATTCGGATTCAGCTGCTTCCATAGCTTCTTCCTGTTCAACCTGTTCTGCAAGTTGAATAATCTGGATGGATTGATCACGTAAGCCACCAATAGTCGATAGCTCTTCGCCTTTAATAGCACCACGTTGAGTCATCGCATCGATAACTGCAATCATGGAACGAGCTGTGCGATTAGACACTTCTCGCAATTGTGTCATAGTTTCTGACATTTTACGCTCCGAAGGTAGATGTTTTTTCAAGTGCAATCCAATACTTTACGTCTAGACTAGTATGGCTGAATTGCGAGATAAGTTTAGATGAGATAGCTACTTCGTAATCACCGGGTAGTATCTTCAAGTTGTTTGTACTCAGGATAAAATTAAACGAATCATCATTACTAAATTCACCATCGATATCAATAGAGAAAGCATTAGATGTTTTGTTTTGAGAATCAACCACAGAAAGACTGAGTACACCATCGTTACCAGAAATAGAAATTTCGCTATGACCAAGAGTCGAAGAAGCGCGCTTAAGCCGATTCAATGTCTCGTTGTCTAGCTTGAATTTCACATTTGCATCTGGCATTGTGATGTCTTTTTGTGGAGTTGTCAATGTATCTTCTGATGAATAGAAGTACTTGACTTTAGAACGTCCAGTAGAATCGTTAACAACCACATAGTCATCTTCAAACTTAAGACGTGGTGTGTCAACCAAACTAAGGACACCCATGAATTCGTTCAAATCGTAAATACCAAAGTCTTTAGGGAAGTCTGCATCAAGCACCGCGGTGGATAGTACTGTTCGAGCTTCACTAATAGTTTTGATCGTATTACCTGAACGGATCATCATGTTAGGATTGATGCCACTGAAGTTTTTCAGGACATTAAGTGTATTTTCGCTGAGTTCCATTATATACCTTTTCTTTTCCAATTATGTTATTATTATAACACGTTTTCACTGCATTGTAAACCATTTATTTGATTTTTGAGAAATTCTTTTCTTTAATGAATTCAATCTTATTTTCAAACCTGCCATCAAGGATTTCACCCTTGTGAGAGATAATGAATACGTTTGTATCCTCACCTAGTGTATATAGGATCTTAATAAGATTGTCTACGCCGTCATGATCAAGAGATGAATCAAATGTTTCATCAAGCATTAACAAGTTAGTAGAAACCGAGTTCTTCATCTTAGCAATTTGTCTCCAAGTAAACAATAAAGCTAAATCGATACGTTGTTTTTCACCTTCAGAAAACGATTCATATGTAAATTCATCTCTATGCCTAGAACGAATAGTTTCGTTAAACTCTTCATCTAGATTAAAGTGTACATAAAAATCAAGAACTTGTAGGTGCTTGTTAATAAGTTGATTCATAACTGGCAAATACTGTTTAATGATTTTAGTTTTGATACCAGTATCTTTAAGCATTTCAGCAATTGCTAATTTGTATGAATAGTCTTCGTTCTTTTGCATTTTAGAATCATTGAGATCTTGCAGCTCTTCTTTAATAACTGCAAGATCACTATTTGCTTTTTGCAGATCAGCCGACACGTCTTTCTCTAGGAACTTCTGGTAATCAGATATTTCTTTCTGGTGTCTTGAAATATCTTGGGAGTTCGTAGCAAGCTCAGATACTTTAGATCGAAGCGTTGAAAGTAAGTCAGTCGACAATTTAATCTCCGACTCCACCCCTTGGCCTTCAACTCCGATTTCTTTGAGCGCTGCCTTCCCCCGATCCTGAGATTCCGTGGTTGCGCGTAGTATCTCAGATTTATGGCCGTCTGAAATGGCTTGGTCGCATACGGGACACGCCGCATTCTTTTCGAAAAACTCGACCCGTGAGCCGAGGTCGGTGAGTTTCGTCCTCTGATCTTGACTTCGCATGAGTAGACCCTGGCGTTGATCCGATAAAGATCCCAACCTTGTTTCGGCTTCGCGTACAGATTCATCGAGTCCGAGGCTAAGCTCACTATTCTTAGCCTGTAGTGCATCGATACTATCCTGCGATTCAGATATCCTATGTTCATAGTTCCTCCTGTTATCCTCAGTTAAAGTAGAAACATCTGCAATATATTTCTTTTGCGTTTCCACTTTGTTTTTCATGAGGTCAATCTGGTAAGTTATGTCTTTTAGGTTATCTTTTATAGCATTTGATTCCTCCTTGAGAATCTGATTCATCTTAGAAAATACACCAATATCAAGCAAATCTTCAATAACTCCACGACGGCTGCCGGGATTCAGCTGCATGAATGGAACAAAGTTAGATGAGCCAAGTACCACAACCTGATGAAATGATTTGTGATTTAGCTTTAATATGTTTTGTTCGAGAATACGTTGATATTCTTTAGAATGAGATGATTGATTTACTAATTCGTTGTTCTTATAGATTTCAAACTTAACTGGCCGATCACCACGTACTACTTTGAAATGTGCAGCACCAACAGAAAACTCAACTTCAACTAAGCTGCCTTTACCGTTAATTGAATTGATGAGTTGTAACTTACCAATCTTTCGATGTGCTTTACCAAAAAGAGCAAACGATAAAGCATCAAGCATAGTTGATTTACCTGAACCATTATGACCAACAATCAATGTAGTCTTATGGCGTGTAAAATCTAGCTCGGTCCAGTTATTACCAGTTGATAGAAAGTTCTTATAGCGGATATTCAAAAAGTTAATCATACAATTTCCAAAGCTTGAGCCTGAGTCATCAGGTCTCTCATCATCACTTTGATCTTGTCTTTATCAAGATCAGTATCAACACCTTCAACATAGTCATCCATTAGTCGTGGAGTATCGTCTATGTCAAGGCCTTCATCTTCAACATTCGTACCTAGAAACTCGTTAAAGTTTTCAGATATCTTTAAATCATATATGTCTTGGTTTTGAATACGATCAATAAATCGATCAAAAACAAACGTATCTTGTTTTTCTACAACTACAACTTTTACAAACTTCTTATCAAGCTGCTTGACATCATAGTTATTATAATCGGTTTCTTTATCGTTGTAAACAATTCTATGAAACAAAGTATATGGATTCTTAATCCGTTCAACTTCGCGTGTATCAGTATCTATAATAGAAAAATACTTAGGGTCATGAGCATCTGACCAAAAGAACTCCATTTGGCTACCAAGATACCAAATATTTTCTTTACGAGACGATACGTGAAAGTGACCAGTCAATACTAATTCAAACCGCTTGAATAAGTCTGCAGCTAAACCATGCTTATTTTCTACACCTCGCATCATTTCAAAGCCACCAAGTTCAAGATGGCCAGCTAACCAGTCAGCTTTGCAATTAGCAATAAACTCCATTGATGTGTCGTGGTTTTCAGAACAAATCCAAGGTAACATAGCAATCTTTAGACCGCCATATTCCATTACCTTTGGTTCCATAATGATATTGACCTCGTTCATAAAATGGCCAAGTAGTTCTTTCAAACTATTCATATCATTAGTATTCTTAAAGTAAGTATCGTGGTTTCCCGGAATAATATCCATAACCATATTGCGTTTACGCATCTCTTGCAAGAAATGTTTACGATTATGATTAAGAGCTTTTACGTTAATTACTTTACGGTTGTCATAATAATCACCAAGGTGTACGATTTGTGTAATCCCATGCTTCTCACACTCTGGAAAGAAAACATTCTCGTAGAAGTCTTTAGCATTATCTAAGAATATTTGGGATGAATTTCGTATGCCGCAATGTGAATCATTTAAAACTGCCAGCTTCATTTATTCAAGGAACTCCGATAAATCAGAATCAGCGTGTACAGTA